GTTTTTAATGTGTCCCAACACTTGTGTTTAAAGTTACAGAACTTACACGCTGCGTTGAGTATAAGATTGCCAGATTGTTTCTTATAGTATGTCTCAGGTACAGGTTCAAAGCATCTTTTAAATGGTTCATCTTTCTCTATGTAATTTACCGTTTCTTGGATGTCCTGAATTACCCTCTCAGAGTCAACCTCCGAAGCACTGACATACTTAAACTCACCGTTGCCTTTATTGACCACCCACCAGCCACCTACTTCTTTTCCTGCAGCCTTAGAATAGCCCACTAATTGTGGTATGTAACCGAAGCCATCACCCTTCTGCAAAGACTCAAAGCTATCGAACTTGTTATTGTATGACCAAGGTGATGCAGACTTTACATCATCTATCTTGCCATCCATTTCCATGTCGTACTCACCTTGTATCTCCTGCCCATCAGGTAGCTTGAGTGTGACAGTATCATTGTCTTTGAACTCAGCACCTGCTGCACGTAGCAACCCTTTGAACACAGCCTCAACTAGATCACCTAGTATCATGTTCATCAGGAAGTGTGGAGGTAAAGGTATCTTATCTTCAGGATCATTCTTCTCAAACCACAGTTGGCACTTAGGTCTGCCTATGTTAGACATACGTAGTCTGAACTCATCACGTGGTGGTGAGTTAAACTGTTTGTCCAAGGCAGCTTTAACATCGGAGGCAACCTGTTCGGCCACCTCCTCTGTCATGGTAGCTTCACCCTTCATGGCCTTTTGCAAATAGCTGAAGACCTGTAGTTCAGCAGGGTGGTTCATTACTCTTCAACCTCTACAAATTCATTGTTGAGAATACCTTCGACAAGTTCTGACTCACCATCCAAGATCTTATTGTTTGCACGATCATGGTGTAGGTCTAGTATCTTGCCATTGCTATACTCAATGAGTTCTAAGAAGTCCTTGAGGGTGTCATTGTCTTCACTCGCAAGTTCAACGGTGTCACCTGTAGTAGCTTTTATCTTACCAAACTTAGCACCAGTAGGTATGCTATCTTCCACACCTTCTAGATTAATGGTAGACATGATGGGTAACATGTTCTTCTTCTTGAAGTTATTCATTACACCATTGATACTCTTTAAGCTATCACGATTCTTTACGTCCATTACAAACGGTACATTGCCAAGTGCGTTAACTGGCTCACCCTTCTCATTCATAGGGCTGTCCAGTGTGACAGTACCATAGTATACAACGACACGTTTAACTGATCGTATCACTTGCTTGGTTGCATCATCTAAAGCATTGAAGTCTTCGATGTAACCAGTAGGTCTACCTAAGTTAAACCCACCAATGCTGTCCTTCAAGTCACCGTTAAGTGTGTTGGACATTACCGACTTCTCCATCTCTTCGGTGTCGCTGTTCCATCTCTGCCACTGATTACGTTGAGCAAAGATACGAACTGTCACGCCATTGCTGTAGACAATATCATCACCTGTCTTCAAGGTAAATGCACCCACTGGTACTACCTCTGTCTTTATCATTTTACCATTGAGTTCTACTTCACCCATGATAGGTTGGTGCAACATTCCTAAACGTGATATTGATGGTAGAAATTCTGAGTTGCTTGTCTTTATAGACACACCCATTAGTTCAGCCATCGACTGACCACGCTCTGTTGCTATTGCTAGTTCATTACTCATTCTATATCCTTTTTATAGAGTCTAAGAGATCCTAGTTATACACTATATATCAACTGTGTCAAGCCAATTCTTTCCTATTTTTGCTTCTAAAAGCATAGGCACATTCATCTCAATTCCATATGTCTCCTCTATTATTTTGTTTAAGTCTTGGTTCATAGTCCAGACCATAGATAGCACCAAGTCTTTCTCGTCTGGGTGTACATCTACTACCATAGAATCATGTACAGTATTAACTAAACACGACTTCATATGTCGTAAACGTTCATGCATTTCATTTAGTACCACTGGCACTACATCACCAGTAGCAAAGCCCTGCACTGGATAGTTCTTTATCATAGTGAAGTGCGTTGGTACACCACTGTGGCGTCTTGTCACATCAGGAAAAGCATACTGTCTGCCTGATACGTTTGTTATTTTTAAGAAGCGTAGTGCTTCATCACCTAACTTTCTGTGCCACTTGGCTATGCCTTTGTACTTATCGTTGAAGTGGGTGTAGTAGGTTGCTTCAGCTTTCGTGCGTCCGTAACCGCTTGCCCCAAAGAGAGGAGCGAACGTGTGTTCCTTAGCTTCTTGACGTGTTGTCGGTTGCCCTGCATCAGTAATAACTTTTGCTGTGTAAGCATGTACATCGAAACCATCTGCAATTTCTTGTATCGCTGTGTCATCCTGTGCCAAGAACGCTGCTGTCCTAAATTCGAGTTGTGCAAAGTCGGCCTCCATTATTAATCCATTGTCAAATCTTGATACAAATACTTTCTTTACTGGGAATGTTCCCCCTCTAGGCATGTTCTGCATGTTGGGATTTCTTCCACTGAAACGTCCAGTGGCTGTAATATGCTGAGTAAGTCCAACGTGCAGGAAGGAGCTTGCCTTAGTGTAGCTCCGTATTCCGTTGACAAAAGCAGATAGATAACTGCTGATAGCGTTATGACGCTTAAGATCAGAAATGAAATCAATAGCTTCATCCATTCTATTTTGTTTAGCAGTTGAAGATAGTACATCTACTTCAACGGCATCCTTAAACTCTTCTTGTGTCTGTGTGAACTCGAAGAGATCAGCCCATTCCTTCTTGTCGTGTACCCTTCTGGAAAATAAGACTTGCGATTTCTGTTCAGGTGAACGCAGGTTGATCGGAGTGTCGCCCATAAGTTGCCTGACTTTCTTTTGCAGCCTTGTTTCAATCTCCGCTTTCTCATTCTCATACTCCTTTGCTACTCGTTCCAACTCTTGAAGATCGACTTTGAATCCTGCCATATAGATTTCGGTAAGGGTTTTGCAGGTATTGAAGGTAACTCTTTTGATTGTACTAAGGGAAGCTGCTTCGGGAAGTGAAAAGTCTCGCTCTTGGGCATGGAACAACTCGCAAGTAGTAAGCAAGTCATGCTCAAGATAAAAGCAGAGTTCTTCCAATGGTATCTCGTTTGTGTTCTTACCTTCTTTGAAATACTTTTTGAGTGTGTCATCCTTCTGTACCTTTAGTTGTCTACGTTCTGCACAAGCCTGGAGGCTCAGTCCATTCCTTTGTCCACGATCTAGTATATACTCAGCAAGCATGGTGTCATAGATGTCACCGTCATACCTGAAGCCACACTCCCACAGCCACATTAAGTCGTGCTGTGCGTTGTGCATAATCAGTAGCTTGGTATTGTCCAGTGTCCACTGTATGTCTAGTCTTTGAAAGCCTGTGAAGTCAGTAGCTTCATTGTGATCTAGTGTCTTGATAGTAAGGGAAGCTTTAGGATCATCAGCATCTGTCATACCTACCTGCACCAAATGATTACTAGGCTCGAAAGGGTCAAGGTGTACCTTACCGTCACGATGTGTGACTGTGTTCTCTACATCTAGCACTAGTCTCATGCTGAGTACAACGATCTTGAACCGTCAAGCTGACAGGTTATCTTACCTTGAAAGCCATTCAGTTTGTTCTTTGCAATGTTCAAGTATCTTATGGGATCTTCATCCTCTCCTTCTACTTGTTGTGTCTTACCTATCAATATCATCAGGTCAGCTTCTGCTGCCTTGCCTGTTTTACTGCCCTCCATCATAGCTTGGTTCAAGTCAGCCCTGCCCTCTGCCTCTGCTGATAGCTGAGACATCCATATTACAGCGCAGTCATACTGCTTGGATATGTTACGTGCATGGATAGCAGCAGCCTTGAGTGTTATGTCTGTTCGCTCTGATCTTATGTCGGCAAATTTATCACCCATGTCCAGTATAACTATGTCGGGTTTCTCATACTTAACGACTGACTCAACCCAGTCCATGCCCTTGCCTGTGCTATCCTTGAACTGTATGTTCTTGGATACTGGGTAGTATCTTTTGTTAGCCAGTGCTTTGTTCTGCAATGCTTCCTTCACAGTCATGAGACTAGACGCACTTATATATCGTGAAGCTACACGTTTGTATGACTCCTCGTTACACAGGATAATACACTTAGCACCCTGTGCTGCAAAGCCATTCTCTGCTGCTACAAGTGAGGCGTGAAAAGAAGTTTTACCAGTATTAGGCCGAGCGCCAACCACAACAAGATGACCCCCACTGATACCTTCCACCCTACGAGCCAAACTGGGTATGTTAAATGTCCATTTCGATTCAAGAGCCAAACCATCCAAGACAGTATCAAGACTATGATCATCCCACTCGACACGAAGATTTGGAGTAAAGTCATCTTTGTATTCCTCTAATAGTTTACGTAAGGGTTCAAGGCTATTCTCTGCACCGTTCACAAAGTCAAAGCCCAAGTTAGCTACAAGGTCACCGACATGCTGTTGGAATAGCTGCGACAATGTGTCCTCTGCTATCTCACCTTTGATAGGTTCAGCCATGTCGATACGCTTGAATAGATCTTCATAAGCTGTACGTGTAGCTGTTGTCATGCTTGCGTTAAGCCTATTGAACACAGCTTGTAAGTCAGACACAGACAGATCACCACCGTATGTCTCCATAGCAGCATCGAGTGCTTGCTTTATCTTACGCACATCTTTACTAAATATTTTATCGGGACATCGTATGCCCTTGTGTTGGTCATAAAACTCTTTACTGAGTAGTGTCTTTACCAGTGCTAGTTCCATCATCTTTGTTTATCTCCTCTCGTTCCTTCGCTCTTCTTCGTTCTTCATCATCGAATGACCTAATGATAGGCACTCTTCTATTGTTGTCATCAATGTCAACTATGACACCAGTGTTCCACTTATCACATTCTACTTGAGCATCCTCTATGCTGTCGAATATCTTCGGCTCTGGAAAGTTTGGAAACACTTTACCCTCTGGTACATACATGATGTCACCGTCCACGTCAATCACTATTGCTAACTTCATTTACTAACTCCTTTAGTTTCTCCATGTCTTCATACTCACGATACTTTATATCGTCAATCAAATTCATAGCAGTTGTCTTGCGTCCTGTCCACAACTCTATCTCCCTGCGATACTCTACTGTCTTGCCAATAGCGTCAGGATCAAGGGCAATGATTACCTTGTCATACTCTCCTATCTTCTCAAAGTGTTTAGGGTTCATGCTAGTACCCAGGATAGCCATAGCTGTGATGTATGGTAACTCCTGTGCTGCTACAACAGCAGACACAACGTCCTCTACTATAAGTAAAGTCTTACCAATACCTATAGTGTAGTAGTCTGCCTCGCCTGTGTAGCGATACCACTTAGGGTTCTGCTTCTTACCTACTGCTCTACCCACCGCATCAATGATTCTACCATCATGCTTGATAGGAAAAA